GTAAAAAATCTGCCATAAACTCACCTAATTTGTATTAAGATAGTGCTGGTACTGTTCCACTATGTGTATGTGCAACAACTTCTGCTCCGGCAGCTTTCAGTGTAGATGATGCAGATATATCTGGTGCATTAATAGAAGTATCAACAGTAAGAACTCCTTTAATAGTAACATTTCCAGTAAATTCAGATTCTGGGGAATCAACAGTAGCTTTAGTTGAACATTTAATTATGGCATTGACACACTCAGCATAAATATCCGCCGCTGTAACAATAGATAAATTTCCGTCAGGTTTGTATGTAGTGGTGATATTATCATTTGTTATAATGAGGTCTGTTGCACTTGGAGACTGATTGTTACTACGTGTCCCAAATCCAATTTCAAACCAACAATCATTCATATCAGCAATCATTTCAATCGGTTCATCGACTGCTGACCCATCTCCGGCAAGAAAGTCTGTGATATTTCTATGTGACCAGAATAATCTACCCTTGTTGCCAACAGCAACAGGAAGTTTAATCTTAAACCCACCACCTTCATATAAAGCTACAAATACTTTTTTAATTGTTCTAGCTTCTACAATTTTGCCCGTGTCTGAATCATATACATCATTGATTAAAGGTTTTACATTAACACATTGTAATGATTCATAATCATCAATACTTGTAACTACTGCTGGAATTGCAATATATAAATCTTCTCGTGTAAAATCAGTTAATTTCTTCTGAATTAATTCAGCAGTGGTCATTACAGCAATATCAAGAGGTTTTCTTTGTTTGTTACCCATTACATTGGTTCCCCTCTGACTGTAACATCCCAAGCACTACCACGAGCATCAGCGTCTATTTTTATCTGTGTTACTTTATATGTACCAGCATATCTTTCGCTTGATGATTTATCAATTGTAAAAAATTGACCAAGCTCAATTGGTATTAAAAATGTAGTTAATTGTACTGCACGAGTAATATTAGGATCTGTTGAAGTTTTATGTTTATTCTGAACAACAGGATCTAATGATTTAATTGCATTATCTGGAATAATATAAGTATTATATGTATCTGCTAGGAATAAATAATCTGGTGTTCCATTAACTAATTTATATGGTTGTAAGTTAATCTTTCCATTCCACTTATAATAAGAAACACCATACATCTTGCAAAGTTTATCAAACTTCATTGCAAGATTCCCCATTACAGTCATTCCACCAATAACATATTTATTCTTTAAGAAATCTAATGCCACAATACCAGTTGAACCTGTAGGAAATCTTTTAGCTAAATCTGTTAATATTTCTGCTGCTGACATATTTTCATCATATTCTAGTCCAACAACTGTATCAACATCATCAACACCACCATCTTTTAGGATTAAAACATATTCATGATCTAATCCATCATTACTTTCTTGAATACTAATAACATCACCAGTATAATATAAATCTACTTTTTCATTATATCCGAGATACACTAATACACGAACAAATGGCTGATTAATGATTTCTTTAGTTTCATCATTCAAATTATACAAAGTTAATTTTGTCTTCTCATTAGATGTACCACCTTGTGTAGCACCTCTTGTTGACTCAAACTTAAATGACGGAATTCTTTTACTATAGCCTTCAGATTCAAGATTACTAAATTCAACTATTTTACCTGCTGGTATAGTTGTTGCATCACTTGTAGAAGGATCATATACTCCAATAGCACTGGATACTGCACCAGAAACTACTTTATTAACAGTCCTCTCTGGTTGTCCAATTACTATTTTCATGCTTCTACCAAATGCTTCTGAAAATGTAGTCATCAGACTTCCTTTATAAATTAATTATTGAATTATCTATAAATTATATTACCATAAATTCTTAATATAATCAAAAATAAAAAGCCCACACAATGAATTAACAAAGGTGGGCTATTTTTATACTAATGCAAATAATGCTGATTCTTCAGAAGCTGTTAGATAATAGATATCCCAGTCTACTCCAAGATTATTATATCCTAATTCTACAGAAGAATCTTCTATTGGGAAACAATAAAAATTACCAGTGAAATAATTATCTAATCCAGCAAATACCCTATTCCTAAAGGTTAAACATCTTGGTTCATTTGGAATTAATTTCAGACTGGTTAATAGAGCATTTCCTGTGCTGTCATAAAATGAAATGAACCAAGCTTGTGCTCTTTTATTCCAACGTGATTCTACTTTAATTCTTGATGTTTCAATCTGATATTCAACAATTCTGTATGGATCAGATGTTAAGTTTAATTTCTGAGCCATATTATCCTCTCCCTTGTTGTGCCTTTATCTGTTCAAGTTTTAATTGTGTATAAGGTAGACCAGATTTTGGATCAGTGAGTGAATCATATGTTTTTGAACCACTAGATACAGTAGAAGAATTTCCTAACTGACCTTGTGTGCTTGCTGCTGGGATTGCAGTGATAGCACCTTTCTTACCTAACAGTCCAAAATCTAATTGTTCAATAGTAAAATTTACACGTAAACTATTTAAATTCTCTACACCTTTGTCATAATTAAAATCAATAATTACACAGTTATTTAATGTAGGAATTCCATCTTCCTCACTTCCATATAGTGTAAATACCATTTGGCTATCCATTAATTCATTAACCCACTTGACAAAATTTGCCACTGTCGGTGTATTAATAGCTGGAAGTTTAGAATTTGATACAAGTCCAGAGAATGTGACTGAAGGAAGAGATGGTGTATAATGATCTGCTACGTTAACACCATTTTGTAGTGTCTGTCTAGCTGGAGATCCAGATCTACTAACTCCAATAGTTTCCACAGCATCAAGAGCAATAATATTAGAGGGATTATTAACCCTTGTTAAATATACTAACATATTACTCCTATTGTTGTGTCATCATCATTTTCTGGTCAACAGCATTGTTGAAATTATTAGTCTTAGTTACAGAATTACTTAGCTGTTCTCCATCAACATTTAATGTTGCATTAACATTTATTGGTTGATTTTGTTGGTTAGGAAATGCTAAACTAGAAAGTCCACCATTTTGGAGCATTTGCATTTGTTGTTGGAATTTACCAAAACTTTTAAATGGTGATAATCTATCAACCATCTCATTCACATTTGTTCCTGTTTCTGGACTCCAATAAACACCGGATTTCTGATGTGTAAAAATGTTGATGAATTCTTCTAATTGCATTGCAGCACTACGAATAGCATCAGATAAGGCTAAAAATATAGCAACTGTTCTTCCGAATGGAGTAGCCAATAGTCCTTTTTCCAATAAACCCAATTTTGACATAAATAACCATAATGCTGGGCTCAATACTGCCAAAGCAGCACTCATATCACCAAGTCCGTCAGTTATAGATTTAAGAATATCACCAAAAGTGATTAGGAAGGGTTTAACATAATTTATCATGCTAGCTAGTAACTTAAACATACTGCCAAGAATTTTACTAAGCCCAGTCCACAACGGGTTAAGTTGTTTTATTAATTCAGCAGTTGTATTAAAGAAATCTGTTAATCCTTGAGCAAATCCAGATTTAAATATCACATTTGCAGCATTTTCAAATACGTTCATCAACCTGTTCATAGCATTAACATTTGATTTTAATGCTGTATCTAAGCCGGATTCAACAATTTTCCTGATCTCTTCACCAAAATAAGGAAGAATATCTTTAGCATATAGCTTACCATCCTGCATTAATTTCTCTAATGCACCATTAGCTGAACCATATTGTTTTGTTAATTCATCAGTAATTACACCAGCTTTAACAGAGGCATTTACCATTGCTTGAATAGCAATTGGCATTCTATCCATTGTCTTCAACAAGATGCGCAACTATCTTGCCAGCAGCAATAACATTTATATTATCCTGCATCTCTATGTCACCATAGAAGTTGAGACTATATCTTCTACCTAATAAGGTAGTCTCCCGTTTCGAGTGTCATAAGCTTACACCCTACACCGCTACATTCATCACAGTTAGTCGTTGAGCATGGGAAACACATAGTGTATCCTTTCGCTACTGATTGTCTTATATTAATAAGAGTTTCCAGTAATTAGAGAGATTTATACTCGGCAATAGACTTGTCTACCGAGTTGTCCACGATATTCTTCAGCCTGAATTTTTTGCTTAGATAACATCTGTGTTAAAGCTTTAATAATACCAGAAGTATCTTCTGATGTAGTACCCATCACCACAGCAGCTTTAGTCAAATCTTCAAACAAAGTTTTCTGTTCTTGAACAGGGAGCAATCCTTTAGCTGAAGCTCTTAATTTAGCATAATCTTTAGCAGTTTCACGGAGTGGTACACCCATTTTATATGTGAAATCTGTAAGGTATTGCATCTCCTTAGCTGCTCCTGCTGTATTGCCAGTAATTGCTACTAATGTATTATTAGCACGTTCAAAATCTTGACCAACTTTAACAATACCAGTGCCAAGTGCTCCAATAGCAAATGCTGAAACCATATTACCAGCAATTTGTTTACTGGAAGACGACATACGTCTCATTAAAAAGTTTTGTTTATTGAGTTGATTAGTTTGTTTACGTAAGTCATTATATCTGTTACGTTCTTGAGCAACAATCTTCCTAACTTCAGTAGCAGTTTGTGCGGTAGCTATACGTCTACGTATTTCTGCTTGAGCAGCAGCTTGTTCTTTGCTTACAACACTACTCATCATAAAATTAGTATTCATAACAGAAGTTTTAGCTGCTTCTAAATTTCTAACTCTTGCAGCCTCTAACTTATTTCTGTTTTTAGCAGATGTTTCTTGTTTTCTTAGCATATCTGCAAATACTGTTTGACTTGCTTTACCAGCCCCCGATGGTGCAGTAATGTTGCCTACAGTCTGTTTAATATTTGCAGCATTTATGGCTTTTGTTGCTTTTACTCTTTCTTGTGCTAATTTTAAAAAACCTTGTTGGGAATTTTGTAATAGTTTATCCCTTTCAATTATTTTTGCTCGTTCATTCTTCC